TGTTTGACAACCAACACTAACAATAAACCCATTATGTACGTGTTTAATGGTTACATCATACTGGGCTAATTTATCATTCATGTCTACAACAGGCATTGGTCTGCAATCTTCTTCTCTCTCATATGCTTCAAGTGCTGGTGTTTCATCTTGAGCAGATTCCTCCAGGTTGATAATGTCTGCAATTGCGTCTTGAAATGCTCTTCCTAGATCTGCTACTTGTTCTTGTTGTCTTCTGTTCATATAACTTATTTTATTTAAAAAAGGACTTGTAAAACCCATCTCCATTGAGGTAAGGAAACTCCATCCAATGTTTTTTGCGTAGTCAGGACAGGATTCGAACCTGTAATGGTTGTTAGTGGCTTTGTTGACGGGCGGTACAGCTTCCACACTGCATCTCCCAATACCAATTCTAACTCAGCGTCTACCAATTACGCCACCTGACTATAAAAACACACTCTTTAGCCTTCTACTCCCAGCCCCGAGAAATTGTATATAGCTTAGCCCGCCTCACCGCTGTGTGGGAACTGAAGTTTATGTGTTTGTAACCAGGAAGGGACTCGAACCCTTTGCAGCATTAGGACGTTTCCCCGTACGCCAAACCCTGGTTGGGGGGTGGAGATTTGTAAACCAACGCATGATCACCCTTACGTCTTGTTTCTTTTGTCTTCGGCACTCCACCATTGTAAGTACAACTTAACTTGCGCCGCCGTTCACGAATCTTCCGAAATTCTAACGGCTGTTACTGTTAACTATCGGAATCAAGTAACTGCTGTATTCGGTATGGGGTTCGAACCCATGCTTCCGCCGTGAAAGGGCGGCGTGTTAACCACTTCACTAACCGAACATAGTTTTATTTCCTTTGTTTGTTTTTTCTGCTTGCTTCTGTTTTTACAAACGTTATCCAACCTTGTAATTGTTCTACTCTTTGTTTTGCACTTACTTTACTCATGTTTTTTATTTAAATCTACTAATTTTATTTTACTACTCCAAGTTCTTTTTCTACTTCTTTGATATGTTTGCATTTTCTATCACGAGCTCTCCATACACCAGGACAATCACAACGTAAAAATCCATTTTTTGTTTCTTTTACAAGATATGTTCCACCCCCACTTGAACTTTCAAAACTCCAACTTTTTAATTCTGGTTGTTTTGGTTTTAATTGCGTTTCCTCTACTTTAATTTTAGGTAAATTATCAATTACTATAATGTCATCTAAAGTTGTTTCAGGGTGGCATTCTATACCTGCTGGCATAATAACTGTCTTATTAAATAGTCTAGCTATTGCTAATGGTAAATATGTATGTTTTTCAACCTTGTATTTGAATGGCCTACAATGGCAAAATGTTATATCATCTTGGTTTGGGTAAACAACAGCATCTTTATTTAATACTATTTTTGTTTCTTTTCTACCATCACCGTACTCTATAACTAATTCCTTTAACATAACCTTTCTTTTGAATTAAATATACGAAAGAAAAATTTAAAAGCCAAATTACTTTTTGTTTCTTTTTTTACTGCCCTTTACATCATTAAGTAATTGTTTTGTCTTTAAAAATTTTATTGCCTTAACAATTTCGGCACATCCTTCATATAGCTCATTGTCTTCATATATAGACAAGTTACTTTCCAACGTTTCAATAAAATCTTGTCTATCAACTGTTACGTCATATATCGTTTCTTCATTTTCCACTAGTATTGAAAGAGCATGGAGATAACGCTTTCTTCCAGTTAAATTTTTTAAAATAGTTTCAACTAACGCTTTTGAAATTCTCAAATCACGCTGAGCAACCATTTTCTCAAACTCCTCACTATCAAATACACTAATTTCTATTGCCATGTCTGTCATATTAAAATAAATTTAAAAACTTAGGATCAATTTCTTTTCCCTTTAATTTACTATTTCTCTCGTCATTCTCCAACATCTTTGTAGCGATTTTTTCAAGATGTTTTTCCTTTTGTTTATCGTAGTCTCTAACTATTTTACTATGTTTTTTGCTTTTCATTTCAGTTATACATATTATTTTTTTCTTGAAACTAAATCATATGGGTCATCACTTACTTTTCCATTAAATCCCCCTAGTTCCTCTAAACGTTTAGCTGTATATGAGTCTATTTGAAAATCAACTTTTTCAGTTGTATTGTATACGGCATGTCCCTCAATTGATTCAATATCTTTGTCAGTGAATACATTTCCTATATTCATAAAATAACAGTTATAACAAGATAATTGAGCATTTCCATTTGTATAGTCGTGTTTATGGTTATTTAAAAACGTCATCAACAATGGTGTTTTACCATCAACATCTCTTCTTTCATCAAACCCACAATAGTAACATTGCTCTAACATATAACCTGATTCAATTAATTTGAATTTAAGTTTTTCAGCATTAAATGAAGAAGCATCTACTGTCCCATTTACAATTTCCTCTATTGGGGCTATTTTATCTAAATGACTACTGGTGATAAATTTTGGGATACCTTTACCACTTTGATTTTTATGTAATTCAAACAAAGACAAACCTGTTTCCTCGTCTTTGTAAGCTTTCATAAATGGCTTCAAATGCTGGTAAGAACAATTTAAATATCTAGCTGCTGCTCTAACTGAGCGAGTATATTTCATTGCTCTGACACAATCTTCTTTTGATATGGGTTTGGGTTGGGCCATACTATAGATCTTCTATTCCATCCAATAATGTATTATCCCAAAGTTTCATATCATCATCTGCATCATCATTTAATTCTACTTTATCAAATGATATGTTTTTAGGTTGTTTAATGCGTTCCATTCTATCTGCTTCATTTGCGTCTAAAATTACCATATCATTCCAAGTATGGTCTTTTTCACCATAAACCATTGACATACCTTTTTTAGCTCCAACTGTAGAGCAATCAACACATGTTTTTGTGTTTGGAAGTGCTTTTACCCTTAAAGGATTAATTTCTTCTTTACATTTAATGCACATTCTACTTTCCATCGTATCGTTTTAAAAATTTATATAATTGTACAGGAGTTTCAATTTTATGTTTAACTCCATCTTCATCCATTAAAGGATATACCCCACCTTCAGAGGAAATACTATCAAATACCCACCATAAAATAATTTCAGTTTTTAATTCACCAAAATATTTTTCCATAAGTAGTCTTATTGATATTATGTATGGATTATCATATTTTTCTATATGAACACCAACTGTGCCTAAAACAGCACTTACTGCCTCAATTTGACACATGTTTTCAAGTAACTCAAAGAAAAATTTCTCCTCTTTTTTCCCTAATGACTTTTCACTTTCTTTTACCCTACCATGTTTTCCAACCAGTTCAGATAAATTTTTAAACTTTTCGCTCATATTTTTTAATATTGAATATTTTTACAAAATCATCAATTTCAATTCGTTTTGTAATAGCTGCTTTTTTAATAGCTTCAGTTATATTATCTGCTTGAATTTTACCTTGTGCCTCTTGGGATGAATCACGCTTGTTGTAGTAAATATAGGTTTTCATTTTTTATGTTTATTAAATTATTTTGATATTCTTCTAAATGACTTATTGTAAGTTTAAATATGTCAAGACTGAATTCACCTATCTCTCCACTATCTTTTATAATTTCAGGCAATTGTTGAAGTAATTGGAAGTTTTGGTTTGTTAGTTGGGTAATATCAAATTCAATTACTATATCATTTTCACCAATTGGGTCGTTATGCCCTATATGAAATACTCGTTTGGTTAAATCAAATGAAGTATTTGGTTGTTCTTGTTCTATATAAGAATCAATTATAATATGCATATCATCTTCAATATAAATTCTATCACACCATGGTTCTAGTACTCCAAGTAATTGTAAATTACAATTTTTAACTACATAAGCAATGTTGTATTTTGGAGAAATTATTGGATGTTGATAAGCATCGTTTTTAATCCAACTACCCCATTTACGTAAATAATGACGATAAGATTTATTTTTCATATTATGGAAATAAGGGTTTGTAGTTATATTTTCTATTCCATCTTGAAATTGGCCTCCTCTACATGTTAAATGATATACTAATGAATCTCTACTTTGTATGCAAGTCATTCCATTTAATATCATCCTATTAAAAATATCTGAATCTTCATAATATGAATGGAGATATTCATCATGCAAATCAGTATCTAGTAGATCGTTTTTATAACATATCCAAGGGGCGAATATTCCATTAGTTATTTGATCTTTATATTCTATTAAAGATTTTTCAACAAATTTATTAAATTCTTCAAGTTTAAAATCCTCAGGGTACATCCCAAAATCTTGAATTATTTTTTCCAATCCTGGTGGGTGAAGAGGTGGTTCAATTCTAGTTGCTGAAATAATTGTTTTGGGTTGGAGGTGTTTAAGTAAATTAATATCAAATCCTTTAGCCATATACATATCAGCGTGGAACATACATACTATTTCTGTTGATGCTGCTTTAATACATCTATTATATCCTGCCGCAATTCCTTGAGGGGAAGTTTCTTGGTTTACAAGATATTTAATATTATTTTCTTTTAACCATTCTATAGTTCCATCATTACTTGAATCAACCCACACTATAATTTGGTTATCATATGTTGAATTGTTTTGGATACTTTGAATAGAAGATTTTAGATATCTAAGATTATCCTTACTTGGGATACAAAACGTTATTTTTTCCATTTCATTTGAGTTTGAGTTTCAATAAATTTTATTTCATCTTGATGTTTCTCAGGGATAACTAAAATACAATCTTCAAGATGTTCAGTACATAGTAATCTATATGTTACATATCCCCATTCTTCTAATAATTTGATTACTTGTTGATCATTTTCTTGGTTAGGATAATTCTCAAGAAATATTATTGGATAGTTTGACTTAATTGTTTTTTCACCACCTATAAGAGCATTTAATTCAGATCCCTGAACATCTAGTTTTATTAAGTTTAGTTTGGGTAAATTTAAAGAGTCTATTGTTATTGTTTCTACTTCTTCTTCTCCTTTATCTAGATCTGTTAATCCTCTTCCCCCATAATTGATGCAATTTTCTGAGAAATGCTGTTCACTGGTGGGGGACATTTTTAAGGTACTAAATGAATTACTTAAACCTAACCTATACTGTTTGATTATATTAGATGCCCCATTTAATAAAACGTTTGTAGATAAAATGTTAAATATTAAAGGTTGAGGTTCAAAACTATATACTATTCCTTTATCAGCTAAGGAGGCGAAGCAAATTGAATGAAAACCTAAATTAGCTCCTCCATCTAATATAATATAATCTTCTTTAATAAATTGACTATAAAAATAAAATAAATGTTGTTCCCAATACCCGTAGTTTGCTATACAATTACTAATTAAATCTTTTTCTAATAAGCAAAAATTTCCATAATTAGTTTCTTTAAAATATATGTTCATACTCTTATTATCTGTTGATTGTTATTTAAGGAAATTTTGAATTGCTGTATAACTTTCTTGTTCATATGTTTTATATAAATTATCTTCCCTAGTAGATAAAGTATTGGTTCTTTTTAATGGGTGTTGGTAATTATGCCCTTTTATTCTATTTTTAATGATATATTGAGGGATTTTATTTTTTAAAAATACTAAATTAGCACAATAATCTTCCCTAGAAAAATGTAAATCATTAGGAATAAACTTGGGAAGATTAGGAGATAAAGCTAATAATGCTCCATCTATTTTAGGTGAACCATTTTTAATTATTTTTATGTCTCCCATATCATTTACATTGTTTAAAGCTTCATAATTTATGTAATCATCACAAAACAAATATGGTGGAAGGGCATTATTTCTTTTAGGCCAACTTCTTTCATACAAATCCAACCCTTCAAATTCAACTACCCCCCATGAATCGTCCCCCATTTTTCTAGAGGCTAAACTTAATATATGAGGTTCTTGAATTTCTATATTAGATAAAATATAAAAATAATCTTCAGGAACTAAACAATCACTTTCTCCCCATACTGTATACTTGTAATCATTTGAGTATGTCTCTCTTCTCCAATCCCCTATATTATAAAAAGGATCATTATCTGTTTTATAAATAATCTCAGCATCTTTTAATACAGGATGATCAATGAATTCATTAAACATATCCTCAGATTTCCCTTCTATAGGTTTTTCTAGATATGTCTGGGAATTTAGGCAAAGGAGTAATTTTATGGGGAGTGAAGAGTGTTTTAATGAATATTGAAGGGAATCTAATGTTTCATTTAGTATTTTAGATTCATACCACATTATATGTTGTTGATATAATATCATAATTGATAATTTTTAGCTAAATTTCGATAATGGTTTAATATATGAATAGAATTTATTTTTTCAAAGTACTTATACATTCCTCTTTCAGCTAAAGTATTATAACTGCTTGAATTAGTTTATTTTATTGTTGCACTCCCTAAATGAACTGCAGTTACTACATCTAATACTCCTACTTTCCATTCATTTTGTTCACATACATACCCAGAATAAACATCATTTCCCCAACCATATGTTAGATCATCATCATATTGTTTTAAATACTCTATAAAATCTCTATGGATTAAAGGACATTGAAAATCAACCCAAGGAACTTGTCTAATATCTTTTGAATACCAATTATTCATTGTTGGCCAATAACATTGATTCTCTTCAGGTTGGATGATTGAAGGAGATATAATTTTATATTCATGAAGTTCATTTCTAAGAGTTTTTACAAAATCTTTTCCATGGACTACTAAATCACTGTTTAAAAATAATAAAGAATCATATTCTGGGTTGTCTAATATCCATTGGAAAGCTAAGTTAAGTCCTCCCCCAAACATTAAGTTTTGGTCTACTCTGATAGAGGGGTTATCAGGTTTTATTTCACTTCCATTATCTAATATAACTAAATCATAATCTTGATTTTCATATGGTTTAAGTTGTCTATATAAACGATCAGTAAAATGTTTTGTATTATAGTGGAGGATAACTGCTAATGTTTTCATCTTAAAGAAATATATAATGTTATTTATACTTTTTATTTTTTAAACCCATAAAAATATAAATCATGTAATTCTACACCTAAACATTCACCATATTCTATATCATATTGTTCATATTGATGAATAAATTCTTTAAAATTATTTATATCATCTATACTTAGATTTCTGTAATAATCAGACCATTCTTCTGAGATTTGTAATAATAATGGGGCAGCATATGATCCGTCACTGCCTCTAGTTCCATGTTCTTGCCTATTAGGGGCGGCGCATGTAAATAAAAATAAACCTCCTGGTTTGAGCATTCTAGTAATGTTTAAAAGGCTTTTTTCCCAAAACATATCATGTTCAAAAACCTCAGTACTTATAATTACATCATAACTATTATCAGGGGCTTGATATTGATGAGATATACTAATAATGTCTACATTAGGCCCCTCAGCAACATCTAATCCAGTATATTCACAATTGGTAAATAAATGTTTATTACTTCCGTTTATATCTAATGAACCTACATCCAAAACTTTTTTTCCTATAAAATACTCTGGGAATTGTGATTTAATTTTGTTACAATAATTTACTACGGTAAAATGCATAATTTTAATTTTTTATTAGTTAATATTAATATATAATGTTTGTACTCCAATTTGATTGTAAAATAACTCCTAAATAATATTTAGATAACTTATCATTATCTAACTTATAATGTTTATCATATTCATATTGTGATGAATAATGGTAAACTTTAAATAATGGGCCCCTAGGGTATATTGGGATTGTGTTATCATGTAATAACCATTCTCCATACCATGTAAACTCTGATGGGGTTGTTTTGAATAAATCTGTAAAATTTAAATTATTTGGTTGTAAATATTTTTCATATAATGACTTCCAAACAGAAGCAGACCAAATAACAGGTGAAGGACCAAAGTCATAAATAACTCCATCTCTTTGAAAGAACTCCATTATAGATAAACGGTCATTTTTATATTCTTTATACGGATCAAAACCTGGTTGATGTTTATCCATAAATTCAAAAAGTTCTCGATGCTCATGACATATAGTATATGGAGTATTATCATTATACATGAAATCTTTAACATAAAAAGGTTTAATAAAAACACTATCTGAATCTATACAAACATAATTTTCACATAATTGTAGTTTCCAAAATTGACTTTTTACTACTTGTTGGCCTAACCAACCTTGATTAGTAGAGTCAATATCTTCATCTGGGATCAATGTGTATAGATTGTCACCTAATATATTAGAAAATAATTCTAAATCTTCTTTTGGGGTTGAAATAAAAAATGGGATAGAGTCTCTATTATATAGTGTTATACTGTCTAAAAGAGATTTTACTCTATATACATCATTTTTATATGATTTACAATATAAAACTATTTTTTCCATTAATTATAATTTTTTATTGTTTTGAATTAAATATTTGTATAAAATTCATTTTGTTTCTCTTGTCTTTCTATTGTTTTTGGGTGGTTTAAAGCAAAATACTCTACATCAGGTAATGCTGTATATATTTTAAAGCCATCTAAACGCTCATGTACTTTGTTTACCCATTGAATTTCCGGTTTATTTTTCCAAATACGCCATTGGTAATCAGGCCAATTAACCCATCCAGCATCATTTACTTTCCAACCCCATTTTGCAATGTGTTCCGGAGTTAAACCCTCTACTGTATTTACTCGTGGAACTAGGAAAACATCTATATCTTCGTTTTCAACTAGTATATCGGGTAAAACTGCTATTAGATTTTCATTTGGTATTTCATCAGCATCAATTTGAAAAATATAATCTCCAGTACAAAATGAAGATAGTTTATTTTTCCAATCAGCAAAATGCCCTTCAAATTTTGCTTTATACCATGAAAACTCTCCATTCACTGAATGGGAACGGAGGAAATCCTCAATTTCAGGGTCACCATTTGTTTCATCATATAAGATCACTATGTTGTCTTGTAAACGTTTATGTTGAAGCAAAAACCCCACTAAACGTTGAATTTCAATAAATTCGTTACAGACTGTGATTGCGTACGTAATTTTCATATACCTTTTATTTTTTCGTTGTTGTATTAATTTTAGTAGGTAAATCTATTCCGTTACCTAATTCTAATAGTTTAAAATATTTTTCATCTCCAACTACACCATCAACAGTCCATTCTGTTTTTACCCCATTTTCGTAAATGGGAATGGAATATGTTTCTTTATTCATATAACTTTTATTTTATTGAATATAATAATGGTTTTGGAGGTATCCTAGTTATTTTGGTATTTCCAAATAAAACCCCCTGAGGTTTTGCTTGAACCTGTTAAAGCTCCTGAAAGGGTGCCTTGGGCTACTCCTATATATTGAGATGCTTCATTTACAGAAGGAAAAATTTTTAATATTTCTTTAGTATGTTTATCTAACATCATAACAGGTTTTTTATTTTTTTCTTTAGGAACCCCTTTTGTAATTTCAGATCGTTTTTGGCGGGATTGTTCTGAATGATTTTTATATCCAGCATTTGGTTTTTTCTTTCCTTTATTTCCTTCTCTTCTCTTTTGGTTAATTATTTCTTTCTCTTCATTTGTTTTCAATGACCAAATTTTTTTTAAATTATTTTTAAATTCTTCACTTTTAGGTCCTCCTCCTTGGTCATGTAAACTACAAAATAAAACCTTTTTCCAATTCCCTTTAAATTGATCCAAGTAATATTGTTTCCAATATGTTTCTCTTTCATTAAGTTGTTCTATAGAACATTCTTCTATAACATCATGAATATGATTTTCCCAACCATATTTTTTAATAGAATTTAAAATAATATTTCCTATTGAATTCATGTATTTATAATGTTGTTTTCTTCCCAAAACATCAATGCTTTGCCCTATATAAATCTTTCCAGAAGGAGACGTAATTTTGTATATTCCAATAATTTTCATTTGAAAAAAGAACCTCAACGGATTTTGAGGTTACGGGCTCTACTTTCCATTGAGGTTTTGTTTAAATATTTTACATCGTAGCCGTAACTCTACGGTTATACATATTGGAAAAATATGGAAAGATACAAAATATTTTAACTATTCTGGAAGATGTTTATGTAATCTAATGCCTCAATATAATCACGCTCGTCAAACAATTTCATATTAGCCATATCCATTTTATATTCCATAAACCCACCTGGTTTACCGGGGATTGGGTGATTGACTCTTTCTCTTTCAGGGATTTTAATTGATTTTACTGCTGCCCACCCCCAACTTTGAGCATTTGAACCATTAGCAAATACCATACCTAATCCAGATTCATTGATTGTGTTTGGAATCCAAGTTAAACCTGTTTTTTCATCTTTCCAAGCTAAATCTTTATATAATTCAGGTAAAGTTTCCATTTGAGTTTCATAAAACTCTTCACCTTCTTTCATTAAGCTGTTAGTCCAAAAACCACAAGATAAACTTAGGTAATTTGATATATCAGGGGTAACCTGTGTTTTATAACACAAGTCACCTCCTGATTTTGGGCAATTTATTATTTCTTCGTATTGCATATTTATTTTGTTTCTGTTGTTTCTACTTTTTTAAGTTTTGGGAGCTCTATTTTAGAAAGTTTTGGTAATTGAAGTTGGACATGTTTTGGAAATTCAGGTATTTTTTCTTCAAATACTTTACCTAGTTTTTCTTTCATATTGTCAAATGAAAATTTAGATCTTGATTGAAAACCTTGTCTTTTTGCTTTTTCAGCATATCCTTTATAGTTTTCAAATACATCTTTTAAATAATGTCCTACGTGACCAGTATCAACTGAGAACCATTGTGCTTCTTTTAATAACATGTTATTTGCAGCACTCGGGTGTACATTGGTTAATTCACCAGGTAACAACGTAGTAAATTCAGGGTTTAAATAGTCAATATGGCCACTCCAATTTGTTGTAATAATTGGTTTATTAACCATAGAAAACTCAAGTAATGGACGACCAAACCCTTCTCCTTTAGTTAAATTAACCATTGCTTTAACTTTAGAGTGATTATAGATTTCATTCATTTCCTCGTCTGTAAATTCACCATGTAGTAAATAAACATTTGGTAAATTATTTGATTTACAAGAATCTTTAATTGCTTTAATTTTTTTCAATAATTCATCTCTATCCATATAAGATGATCCTACTTGAGATGTTTTTAAAATTAATGCTGGTTTTTTAGATTTGTTTTTAAAT